ACGCGTCGTATCAGTGATGGCATAGCGAGCATCGGGATTGTCGACTATCTCGCCCTTATCTGTGATGCGCTTGCCCACCAGCTCTGCGCCGCGCTCACGGGCCATCTGGCGCGCCTGGTCGAGGACCTTGTTCCACATGCCCGAGTCTTCGACAATGCCGCGGTCAGTCAAGAACTCAGTGGCACCAGCAACCGCATCGGTCTCGAGGTAGGGCGTCACCTCCGGAATCAGGTCGCCCCAGTCCACCAGAACCTCTATCGTGTCCCGATCCTCTGGCTTCTTCTTCGCAGCCTTCGCTAGTTTCTCCACAGTGAGCGATGCCGCTGCCTGCTTGCCTTTGCGCTTGAGGTAGGCCGCTAGTACCTGCTCCAGTGACTTCCCCACTTTGCTAAAGGGTGGTCGGATTCCGTCCCGGCCTCCTTTTGCGTGGGAGTGGGTTTGCTGGCGCTCTTTCCAGATCCTGACGCCCCGCCGGGGGCGACTGGTGTAGGCATCGCTGTCTGTGCGGCCAGGACCGAAAGAGGCATCCATCCGGTGCCCGTCTTCACCATCGGAACATCGCCACCCTCTACCGCATCAAGTCCGTCCCGGTCCCGTAGTTCGTTGATCGTTCTGGCGCCGAGAGCCGTGTTGGCGGTATCAATCGTGGCTTGGTCGGTTGCTGCGACTTCCTCGTTTTGGTCGAAGGCATGGCCGATGTCATCCCATCCCCACCCGAGGAAGATAAGGCGTTCCATCAGGCTAGACCACCAGAGCATCTCTCCGTTGAGTCCCTGGGCGCGCATCTGCTCTTGGAGCTGCTCAGAGTTCGCCCGCGGCTCAGGTTCCTTGATGTAGGGCTTTGGGTCAGTCCTGAAGGCGCGGCAAACGATGCGGGCCATCCACTCGTCGTATTCGCTCTTGAGCAAGTCGCCGGCCGAGCCCTTCATCTCGAAAGGCTTTCCACCGCCAGGGATGAACCGCATCTTAGACTTGAGTTTGAGGTTCCCGCTCATCAGCGCGTCGAACGTCCCCTGCCATAGGGCAATCTGTTCTGAAGTCCAATTTTCCGGACAGCAAACCATGACATCAGGGCAGGTTCCCTCATTCCAGAAGTTGAGCATGTACATCGTCTTGCGAACCTGCTGGGTAGCTTCCATCAGGATCTGTTCAACCTCCGAATACCCGAAGATTGGATTCTGAGCCCACCGATGCCGCGGCATGTAGACGATCTCGCGCTCGGTGAAGTTGTCCATCGGGAGGCCCTTGACGATCTGGACGTAGGCCAGTGAAGGCCAGTCAGGGATGCGGCCACGGTCGTCGATCTTCGGCACGATGGTATTGCCGTCGATCACTTCCAGCGCGTAGGGCTTCGTCCCAGCCCTGTTCTTCCAGATGTACACGGTGGCGGCGTCGATGGTGTACCGCTCGCGGAAGATCATCTCCATCCACTGCGGGTAGGGAATCTTGCGGTCTGGCATCTTGAAGAAGGCGTTGAGTTCCTTGATGCGCGGGTCGTCTTCCGACTTCACGCCTTTGGCCGGGCTCTTCAGGACGAACTTCCACGGCAGGCTCACCAGTTCGTCGACGCGCGCGCTCAGCTCGTTCGCGATGATTCCCGAACCCCGCACGATGCCGCGCAGCATCTCGCCCAAGACGATGTGCCGGTTGACGATCTCGAGGTTGTAGCCGGTGGGGTAGTCCCACTCGCGTACATCCAAGATCGATGGAGGTCCGAATGGGGCTACTGGCTGGTAAGGGCTGAAGCGGTTACGCTCTTCGTCTACGTCGGGGATGAAGTCGGAGGGGAGGAGGCGGTCATCAGGGCCAGGACGGTCGTTTTCCGGGTCCCGATTTGGCAGAGTAGGCCGAACGCCGCCGATTCCTTGCGTTCAAGAGTCCATACCGCGGATTCAGGAGCGTCATCGAACCGCCAGTAGCGTCCGGCATCTTCTGCAATGCCTTATCGTTCAGCCGTTTCCCAAACACTGTATCGTCGTTGATCTCTGTCGGTTCATCCCACAAGGCCATGGTGTGTGCTCCCGTGGTCTAGTGTATCAATGCGGGTTCCCGAATATGACCACACTTCGTGCATTGACGCCATTCTTCGATAATCACTCCGGCCGCCGTTGGATCAGAGTCCTGATGGGTAGCCCAATCATGTCGGCACCGATACCCCTCTGCAAGTGGTTCCTGAAGCCTTCGGCGCCGCTCAATCGTCTCCCTTGGCCAAGCGATATTGCGTCCGCCGGGGAAGACTTCAAAAAGATGCTTATCGTCGCCTGCAATTATGCACCAGATTTTACGGTCGAACTGTTGGGAGGTGCGAACGGCTTGAGGAAGGTTATCAAGTCGAAACGGCTCATCTGCGGTCCCTTGTGGCAAGTGCTGGTGGCTCATCGCTCCTCACTTTCCTTTGCACATCGTGCATTTGCAGCCCGGCGCGTGGGCTAGACGGGCGTAGGGGCTTATCGCGTCCAGCGCCCTCAGTTGAGGTAAACACTCTTCGATCTTGCTAGGGCCAAAGACTTTCTTTGGAGTCCTGGTCTTGACAATCTCTGCGGGATATATCGGCTTCCCGCGATGTATGCCAGGATCAGTGCATACGATTCCCGATGTCACTCCAAATCCGCATCGGTCGCTGACGGCGCGGTGAACCATTTGTGCCCGCGTGATGTTGTTTTCTTTCGCCATTCGGTCAATAGCTTCAACAAGCGCATCAGACGCTCGGAAGGTTATCGGTTCGGTGTGCTCTCTCATGCCTAAAGTGTATACGCTTATCAGGACTCTGTATACACTTTTTATTGCGCCCATGACGGCCTTGCGCAGTCAGGATGCATTCGGCGTATGCCCTCTTCAACCACGGTATCGCCAAGCGGTTTGCCGCAATGATCACAAAGGTCTTGGGGTGCAAGAGCGGCCATAGCCCGGTTGTAGGCGGTCATGGCTGGTGCTTTAACGGGTGTGGGGACGGTAGGTGCAGGTCTAAAGCCGGGAGTCTTGGGATTCGAGTCCTGATCTCCACCAGTTTGCACCGCCGTGATGCCCTGGTAGTACTCCAGCAGCCCGGCACCGTTCTTTGCCACTTTGGCAAATGCCAGCATGATCGCCTCGGCCCGGTCAGGACTCTTCACCCCGCGCTTCCGCATCGCTTCCTTGGACTCGATCTCCGTTTGGCCGCGGTTGTTCGGCTTCCACCGGATGCTGGCAAGCTGGGAAATGGTCGTCTCGTCGGTGAGTCCTGACAAGTCTCCACTCTTCGCGCGCATCCGCAAGCCCCAGTACAACTCCGCCTTGAGGTTCACGAACTGCTCTTTGTCTGCCGGCGACTCGCCCACGTTGACGGCATTCGATGGAAATCCAAGGTCTTGCAGATGCTTATGGAGGTAGTAGCCGATACCGGCCGAATCGACGTTGAGGGTCCTGATTCTGTCTCCATACTTCCGCAGTGCGCTCACCAGTTCGCCGCGGGGATCTGGATTGCCCCAACTTATGATCTCAAGGATCTGGAAGCCGCAGCGGGCCACCATAACCGTCTCATCCTCGCCAGGACCCGCCACGTCGATTCCGATGTCTACCTTGCCCTCGTACGTCCGCGTGTCCCGTTGCGCGCGCTCCAGCCACGCCAGGGACAGCAGGGCATCAGGACTCTGAGAGGGAAAGTCTCCCATTACGCGTGAATCCCAGCGGAAGTCTCCCGGCCCCCACTCCTCAAACCGTTCTTTCACCCACCGCCTGGTCGTCAGCCACGGCATCACGTTCTGGTCGAGTTCTTCTTCGGTCAGGTCCATCAGGTCGCGGCCGTTGGGATCACCGAGCGTTACGGTGATCGGAGCGCCTTCTGAGTCCTGAGCCTCATACGAAAGCTTGATCCCTTCGAAGTTGGGTGTGTCGAATGCACTGATGGTGAATGGCTGGATGCTGGCACGCTGGTTATGGAACTCGTCATAGAAGGCGCCAGATGAGATTGTGGGGTTGCCTAGCTTCAGGATGCGCACATCGCCGCCGGCCCGGATACCCTCAATCGCTTCGATGATCTTGGGATCGACGCCAGGCGCTTCGTCGATGATGATGAGCACGTGGTCAGCATGGAAGCCTTGGAACTTGACGCCCTCATCCTGCTGCTGGACAGTCGTGGTGAAGCCCAGCGCGTACCGCATCGGGTACTTGGTCTTATCAAACTCAAGTTTGGTGAGGTTGGCAGATGGGAAGGGATATTTGCTCTTGACGAGGGCTTTGTGGATTTCACCCCACATCAGGACTTCGACCTGCTTCTTCGTGGGCGCCGTGGTCACCACGATAGCGCTCTCGTACCGGGCCAGCCACCAGAGGGTAATCTGCGCCGCGAGGAACGTCTTGCCAGATGAGTGGCAAGCCTTGACGTTCACCTTGGCCTGGGGCTTGAGCAGCGCCTTACAGATGGCCTTCTGGACACTCCACAGGTCAGAGCCGAGCCAGTGTAATACAAACTTGATCGGGTCCACGAGTGTACTACGGATTTTAGCCTTCTGTACTACAGTGAGCGGCTTCATTCTCCCTTGAGGATACTATCGAGCACGCTCACCTGCACTGGATTGTCTTTGTCGCCGGCCAGAGTGGTGCGGTCACCGAACTTCTTCGGCTTGGTACCCTTCAGCAGGAATATCAGCAGTGTGTCGCTGTACTCCTGGACATAGCCCACGCGCTTGCCGCCTTGAAACACCGGCTTTTTGACGCCGTCATGCGCCCGGCGAACAGCTTCTTCCTCAAGCAAATCGGCTGCAATCTCCAGCGCCTTATCCCAATCGGCCTTGAATTCCTCATCTTCGTCCCGCCAGTCATAAGCGGTCATTCGCCCCAGTCTGCTCAATTTGCAGGCTTTAGTGACATTTCCAGTCACTTTCAAGGCGTCAAGGAACCGCGCGCGTTTTAATGGAGTCCGATTCGTTCTCGGCGGGCGTCCTTTTACGAGGTTTGCCATGAGTTTATTAAACCTTACTTTCCGCGCTCAGTGTCTATGTTTGGCTTAGCTTCGAGAGCAGCACGGACAAAGCAGTCTTTTGCTTCGAGCAGTTTGCGGAGTCCTGCTGACTTTTCTGGGCCGTCAGGCAAGGTCACATCGAACGCGACGGCCATCTCTCCAATCGGCTTGCTCACTCCTTGGAGCTTTTCAGGGAGATGCGAATATGCAAAATACTTCAGGATTGGTGCCGACATTTGATTGCCTCCGGCGGCTACGCCGCCCGCTTCGCCGGCAGGATCAGGACACGCTCCGAACGCAAGGCCGAGCCACGCTCACACACCAAGAGGTGTACGAAGAACTGGACTCGGGGCTTGG